TCTTTGACCAGTTGGCCGGCAGTCTTAGGAGCAGAATCTGATGGCAGACAAAGAAGATTTTTATACGCCCGTACCGGCGGGTACGAGCAAATCGTTTTCTCCACCAGAAGCATTGCGAGAAATTGCAGAACTTGTTGATCCGAAGTACCGGATGTATTTTTTGTCGGGCACCCGCCAACTTATGGAGGGGGAATTTGTTTCAGCCGAAGACCGAGTTCTGATTGCTTCTTTGCGTGACGAGATTTTGTCTGGTGGCGATGTTGAGCGGGTGTTTGACAACATCAACCGTTTTTTGACTACAGGCGAAACTTTCCAGTTGGCTCGCGGTCAGGTCAGCGCGGTACTTTCTGGCACTCGGTATGTGAGTCCGACGGAAGACCCTCTGGGGCGTACTGGTGAAGAAACTGGGTTCGGTCGAGATGGTGGGGATATCCCAACCGGAACGGCGCAGGAACTAGCGACTGGCGCGGAAGATATTGAACCGGGAGAGTTGGCACGTCCCAGTATGGGTGGCGCACCGGGTGTCATCACCGCCGACGAACAGGTGCTTCGCGATCTTCTGGTTCCTGGTGCCTCAGACCGAATCAATCAAGAAACTCTTGAACAGTTTTACGGCGACACAAATACTACGACAACAACTGAAGATGGCGGTGGCGGCGTTGCTAGCGATGTGTCCGCAGCACCAACCGCTCTCGACCAAGCAATCCCCGAAGATTGGCGAGACGCAGCCCGCGAGGCATACCCCAGCTACTACGCCATCGTCCGCAACATCCCCGAAATCGCCGAACTACTAGAAGACGCGATCGCCGAAGGATTCACCGAACAAGAATTCCAAGCACGGCTAGAACAAACAAACTGGTGGAAACAAACCACCGCATCAGCCCGCGAATGGGACATCAACGGTGAACGTGACCCCGCGTCACAACAAACCCAGATTGACAACCGTGTCGCCCTCATCCGACAAGTCGCCCTCGACTCGTTCGGGGTACGGCTCGGCGCAGACTCCCTCAACGAACTCGCCAACGACAGCCTCCGACTCGGATGGACACAACAGTTCCTACTCAACGCCATCGGCGACGTAGCAACCCAATCCACCGCAGGCGTATCCCAGCTCCGCGCCGGTTACATCGGGCAACAACTACGTCAAACCGCGAACGACTACGGCATCGCCATATCTGACAACACGTTCAACAAATTCGTCAACCAGATCGCTGTCGGCCAAGAAACACAAGATACGTTCCAACAGTACGCACTCACCCAAGCGAAAAACCTGTTCCCGTCTGTGTCTGATCGTCTCGACGCCGGCGAAACCTTCCAACAGATCGTTGACCCGTACCGTGAACAGGCGGCACGACTGCTGGAAATCGACCCTGACGAAATCGATTTCACCCAGTCCGAGTACGTCAAAGCGTTGACCTACCAGGATGAACGCGGCGAGCAACGCCCGATGTCGTTCACAGAGTTCGGTGATTACATTCGGCAAACACGTTCGTTTGGTTACGAGTACACCGATCAAGCACGAAACAAGGCGTACCAGGTTGCTAACGATCTGGCGAACTTGTTCGGGAAGGCGTAACAATGAGCATGACAGAAACTCAACAGTCCGCGTACGACGTAATCAACGATCTGCTCCGCATGTACGGGCTGGAAGAACTCACGACGTTTGTTGGGAACATCATCACTCAAAGGGATGTGGTTGACACGAACGTGTTGCTTGGCGAGATCCGTCAACAGCCCGAATACGAGCAACGGTTCTATGCGAACAAACTCCGACGTGACGCAGGACTCAACGTGTTGTCGGAACCTCAATACCTTCAACTAGAAAACGACTACCGGCAGTACATGCGTGCGTCCGGTCTTCCGGCAGGTTTCTACGACAGTTACGAAGATTTCCAAAATCTGATCGCTGGCGACGTATCACGCGCAGAACTCGCTGAACGAGTCAACCAAGGCTACGAAGCTGTACGTTTCGCCGATCCGACCGTCATCGCCCAAATGCAAGAACTGTACGGGGTCAGCGAAGGCGACCTCGCCGCATACTTCCTCGACCCAGAGAAGGCCACCCCTGTTCTGCTGCAACGCGCACAAGCCGCTCAGACAGCCGCAGGAGCCGCACAGGCCGGTATGCAACTCACAACCGAAGAAGCCGAACGCCTCGCCCAAGAAGGCATCACAGAGCAGCAGGCACGCGCAGGAGCAGCAGCAATCACCCAAGCCGAAGAACTGTTCCAACCCACCACAGGCGAACAAGACGGCGCGTTCACCCGCGAAGAACAATTAGGTGCCGTGTTCGGAACAGATCCGGCAGCAGCACAACGTCTCCGTCAACGCCAACGACGCCGGCAAGCAGAGTTCGAAGGTGGCGGCGGGTTCGCCCAAGGTGCCGGTGGACAAGTCACAGGGTTGCAATAACACACAACATCTTGTGCTACAATTTCTGACGATGCCAAGATATGGCAGGAACCCCGCACAGCGGGAGAAATATGCAGCACCGTCATCTGCCTCCGGGTGACGGTTGGGCGAAGGAGTGTACATATGGACAGCGACATCGACCGCGATGACGAGCAAGAAGGCCGCAATCCGCTACGCGACCGGATGAAGCAGCTAGAAGCCGAAAACGCTGAACTGAAAGCGCGAGCCGACGAGGCATCCGCAGCAGCCCGCGAACTGGCGTTCGTGAAGGCCGGAGTAGATCCGAACCTTCCGATCTCCAAGTACTTTATGAAGGGCTACGACGGCGACCTCACCGCAGACGCGATCAGAGAAGCAGCGATCGAAGCGCAAATCGTGAAAGACGCACAGGCCGAGCAGGTCAAGTCTGAAGCCCAAACGTGGGATCGTTCCACGCAGATGGCAGCAGACTCGTCAAGCGAAGCCCCAGTCGATTTCGTGACGCGCATCAGCCAAGCCAAAACACCGGCAGAGGTTGACCAGTTGCTGGCCGAAGCAAAAGCCCAAGCACTCTAGCCCCCTAACCGGGGCTACCATCCCGGAAGGACTCCATCATGGCCTATACTCAGGCTTCATCCCTCTCCGTCGACCAGGCGGCATTTGATCGTATCGCGTTCTTCGCGCTGCGTTCAGAGCTGTTGTTCGACGCTGTCGCCGACGTGCAGCCGACCAACCAGTCGATGCCCGGTTCCACGGTGACTTTCACCATTTTCAACGACCTCGCAGCCGCAACTACGGCTCTGACCGAGACGAGCGATGTGACCGCCGTCGCCATGAGCGACAGCCAGGTCAGCGTGACCCTCGCTGAGTACGGCAACGCGGTGCTGACCACCGCCAAGCTGCGTGGCACCTCGTTCCTCGATGTCGATACCGTTGCCGCCAACGTCGTTGGTTACAACGCTGGTATCTCGATTGACAGCGTGGTTCGTAGTGTTCTTGAAGCAGGCAGCAACGTCAACTACGCGACGGGCGGCGCAACCGACCCGACTTCGCGTGCGACCATCGCCGCTGAAGACATCATTGCAGCTGACGACCTCCGTAAGGTGACCGCACAACTTCGTGGCGACAACGTCCCGACGTTCAACGGTTTGTACATGGGTTACATCCACCCGGATGTGTCCTATGACCTGCGTTCGGAGACTGGTGCTGCCGCATGGCGCGACCCGCATGTGTACGTTGACACCGACATGATTTACAACGGTGAGATCGGCGCGTTTGAGGGTATCCGTTTCATTGAGACGCCTCGCGCCCCGCTGTTCGTTGATGGCGGTGCATCCAACGTGGACGCATACGGCACCCTGGTCATGGGCCGTCAGGCTCTCGCCAAGGCCCACTCGATCACCGATGGCAACGGCCCGAACCCTTCGATCGTGCGCGGCCCCGTCGTTGACACGTTGGAGCGTTTCCAGCCGATCGGTTGGTACTGGCTCGGTGGCTACGGCCGGTTCCGCGAGGCTTCGCTTCGCCGGATTGAGTCGTCGTCCTCGATCGGTGCGAACGCCTGATCCGAGTTCCCTCAGGCATCAGCCCCCTGCTTCGGCGGGGGGCTTTTGCCGTTGTGGGGGTCGGTTTGGTGCTACAATGACGGGTGCGGTCTAGACCACCTGGAGTGATTTGATGAGCATTTCAAACTATTTGGAAAACAAGTTGCTGGATGCCACATCTGGCACGTCGTATGCGTCTGCTGGCACTTATTTGCAGTTGCATACTGGTGATCCTGGTGAGGATGGTACGGCTAACGCTGCGACGGAGACGGCGCGGAAGGCTGTGTCGTTTTCTGCTGCGTCTGGCGGGTCGATGGCGTCGTCTGGGACTGTTGAGTGGACGAATGTTGCTGCGACTGAGACGTATACGCATTGGTCGTTGTGGGATGCTGCTTCGGCGGGTAATGCGTTGTGGTCGGGGGCGTTGGCGTCGTCGGCTGCGGTGGTTGCGGGGGACACGTTCCAGATCACTTCGTTGACTTTGACTCTGGACTGATGGCGACTAATTTCCCTTCTTCGTTGGATTCGTTTACGAATCCGTCTGCTTCTGATGCGTTGGATTCTGTGTCGGTGCCTCATGCGGATCAGCACGCGAATTTGAATGATGCGATGGAAGCGGTGCAGGCGAAGTTGGGTGTGGGTGCGGGCACTATCGGTGACACCTCGACGACATACACGCCGACTTGGACAAGTAGTGGAACCGCTCCGACGTTAGGAAACTCAACGCTTAGTGGCCGCTACATCAAAATGAACAAACTTGTATGGGTGCAAATTTTGTTCATACGCGGGTCGACCGCCACCAACGGAACAGGCATCTATTATTGGTCGCTGCCATCAGGTATTACAGCACGGGCAGGTCTTTACGGTTTCATGTCCCAAGGAGTCGCTCGTTTGTACGACGCAAGTCCTGCCACCGTATACATAGGCCAAGCCTCGTTTTATGGCGGCGCGACCGATAAAATTATGGCTTACACATCAAGCAATGCCGTCGGTGCGACAAGCCCATTTACATTCGCTACTAATGATGAAGTCGTT